TTGATCGCTAAATAGGTCATTTTTTCTCCAATTGGTAAGGGGTTTGCCATGAGTCACCGATTGCGTCTTTAAACGCAATTTGTGCGTGTAGCACTTTGTCGGTCTCTGGGTCACGAAATATCTGAACAAGCACGTGTTGTTGGCTGTCCATGATGGTTGTGTAAACCTCATAAATGTATGTTTTTGCGTCTGCCATTGCATCTCCTATCGCCGGTACTACGACCATAGGGCATCAGTGTGGCAATTCGGTGAATACTCTCTTAAACGCTTGTTGTATAAGGCTTGTAGGTTGCTTGACAAATGCTGGCGATACCTCAATGTGCAGCCAATCGCCACCCGGCGCACCGTGTATCTCTGGTTTGCTGTACGACTTCCACGCTTGACGATCACAGCGCCAGCCGCGCCCAAATGCTTTAGGGAAATAGTCAAGCACGCACTCGACACCTAATTCGTTTGCGTGAGCAATGACAATGTTTAAAAACGCAATTGCGCCTTTACGGTTTGCTAGTGGGTATTTTTCTGACGGCCTGTACGACAAGTCAACTGCTCGACCAGTGGCATGAACACTTAAGTTTGCAGAGCCGCGCATATCGCGTACACCCCAACTGCCGTTATTCCAGATTGCGCCGTTGCTGTACTTAATGGCTTGCCTAATCCACTCGTCCATGCCGGGTATTGGGCCTGCAGCTGCGCCGTCACTGTTACCTGTGTATGGCCGTGAGCCAATGACTTTAGGGTTGGCTGGCAGTATTGACATCTGCTGGTTTCCTTTTCAGTCCGTTAGCGGCAACAAGACCAGACAACGTGCCAGTCATAAACACGGTAAGTGTCGAGAGCAAGTCAATAAATTGTGCGTCATTAGGTGACTGCTCTAACGGCTGGGTAACAAACAGTAGGCCGTAAACAAAGCCAATAACGGTAATTGCAAACGTGACGGCAATTGTGCAGCCGACAAACACGATCATGCGCGCGTGTAGGTGTTCTATTTCTGATTTTTCCTTAGTCATTAGCAACCCTTTCGCATTGTGAGATAGTTGAGCATCGTGTCATTGGGCCTGTTTTAGGGGCGTTTTGGCGTGTTGTTTCGCAAGCGGTCAGGGCAAGTGCGAGCATGACGCTAGCCAACAGTAAGCGCGGTTTCATTGGCTGTAGTTTCTAGGGTCATGCTGGCCCGACATCCTCGACTAACAAAAATGTTGGCAGGGTTGCTACTGATTGGAAAGACACGCTGCCACTGCCACCCGCGGCAAGCGAGCCAACAAGTTTTAAGGTTATTGAGCCTGCGGTAAATGTGCCGACATAAAGGCCGTTAATTGTTGCGCCTGAACTTGAGTTAATTAAGTTAGTTGTCGCGTATTGCAAAATGGTTGCACCGTTGTTTAAAGTAACTGTTCCGCCGTTGCCTGCACTTGTGCACGTTCCATAAGTTTGCCAAGTGACTTTGTAGTTTCTGTTGGCAATTGCAGTGAAGGTAACTGTTGCGCCTGATAAGTCAACTGCCGTTGTAACGCCAGATTGAGTCATTGCAGTTGTTTTTGCCAACGCAACCGTGCTAAAACCAAAAGCGTTTTGCTGTGCAGCTGTCAAAATGTTGCCTGCAACAAAAGTTGTGTTAGGTGCTATAGCCATTGTGTCTCCTTTAAAAACTTAACAAATTATTGTTTAACGTGCCGAAAATTGTGTCATTTAATGTCAAATACTGGTTGCCGTCCGTGCTCTCAAAAGTGTACGAGATAATGTGGCTGCCCGGTGTGATGTTATGAGACACGCCAGAGACAATAAGTGTTTGGGTTTCTGCGGCTGGTGTGCCCACAACGAAGTTTTTGACCACACTGCAAATGCTGGTTAAATCGAGCGTAAGCGCAATATTTTGATTAGCTGATGACAAGGCCGTTAATTGTGTTGATAAACCAGTAAAGCGCAATACAGGGTCTTTATATTTGCCTAGTAGGTAGTTGCCTAAGCCGGCTACTTCTGTGGTAGTGCTGTTAAGCAAATTAGTCAGGGCGTATTGTTGGGCTTGGTACAAAGCAATGCTGTTTGCGTTGCTAGTGGTTTGTACGCCGCCTGCAGGCGATTGAGTAATAATGTAGTTGTAAAGCAGCTCATCGCCGTACTGGTTTATAAGTGTCTGATAGGGCAGACCTGTGCCGTCAGTATTAAAGGTTGCGCCGGCTACAGGGTTAAGGACGCTTGTCCTGCCCTTAAATGTCAGTGTGCCGTTGGCTGACATAAACAAATAGCCTTGCTCGCTTGTATTGACTTGCTGCAAATAGTTAAGGCAAACGGTGTCTTGATCTATGGCAAACGCGCCTAACGTAGATGACCCTGTGTCTATAGATCGAGCGCCTTGATAGTTAATCTCTGTCAAGTCCAATATTGTGTTTATGCGTGTGCCAGTGGCTTGAGCTGACGGTGTAACAGCGTTTAAGGCTTGGTTTGCTAACACAGTAAAGTTGTCAGCGCATGACGCGTACATCATGTCTTTGTTGCTGATGTCGTAATCTAAATTCCAGTCTGTTACTAGACCTGTGTAAATCGGTATGCCGTTGGCAAGAATTTGCACCGGGCATCTTGGCAACACAAACGGGTAGTAAGGGCTATCTGTGTTGCTTGGGTTAAGCACTTCTGTTTGGTTGTTAAATGCAATTGTGGCTGTGCCAGCGTTAAATTGGTCTAGTTGACGGTTACGGCCACGTGTAATGTTTACTGACTCAACAATGCTTGTAAGGTCAACCATTGTTACTCCGCCTAATGTGCCTCGACCAGCGGTATCTAGCACGCCATAAAACGAGTCATTTAACTGAAACGGTGTACCAAACCCTGTAGTGGATTGAAAACCCACTAGCACTTGCATTACTGGCACGGTCATGCGGCTGCAAACACCTGACCGCTACGGCGTTGCGCTTTTTGTATTGCGGCAATGATGTCTTGCCCAATTTGATCTGGTGTACTTACTAAGCCAGCGTTAACAGTAATGTTTATGCCGCCACCCATTTGACCCATCCTTGACAATGGGATTACGGCTTCTGGGCCTGCCTCGCCAATCATCGCCAATGTTGGGCTGTTTACAATTCCACCGCTAGCCATCTTTGGGATGTTTATTCCGCCGCCGTTAGTTGTGCCTTCATCGCCACCAACCCTGCCAATTTTAATTTCACCAATAAAGCCAATATCAGGTAGCAACGGCAAAGCGTTGTAACCCTTAATGATTGCGTTAATAACTTTTATCCAACTATTGGCCCACACCTCAAACACGCCAATAATGCCGTTAACTACAGCCTTTACGCCTGTGCTAAACCACTCAAACTTTTTGTATGCCACAACTAAACCAACAACTAGCAACGCTATGCCAGCTGCGATCAGGCTAAATGGGTTAAGCGCCATAGCAATGTTTGTGGCCACAATTGCGGCGGCTACCGCTCCAATAGCGCCAGCAATAACTAAAAACGCCTCTGGATTGTCTTGTGCCCAATCAGCAAACTTTTGTAGGTACGGCAACACAGCCTCGACTACTGGCAACAACGCTGCGCCAATTGACTCTTTAGTTTCGTCTAACGAGTTTTGCAGTATCTTAAATTTGCCTGCTGCGGTATCTGCTGCCTCTGCTGCTGCACCACCAAACGTGCCGCCTAAGACGTTCATTACGTCATCAAGTGACGCGCCATCTTTAATCATGGCTTTAATCTCTGGTGAGAGTGCTTGCAAGCCTTTCATGTTGCCGCCGTAAGCCTTAGCCAAAGCATCGCTGACCTCTGCCAATGACTTGCCTGACCCTGCAGAAATGTCTTGTGCCAATCCCAGCGCGTCTGTGGCTGTGGCAATGTCCTTTGTGCCACGTACAAGGCTTGCCAATGCTGGTCGTAGTTCAGAGTCTGCGACACCTGACGCTCGACTCATTTGCGCGATCATGTCCTCGCTGGCTTTAACTTGTGCGTCTGTTGCGCCAGTGACGTTTTCTAGTGTCAAAGCCAATTGTGCTTGTTCGGCTTCGTCTTCCATTGCTGCTTTAGTAGCGCCTACAAGCGCAACGCCTAAACCTGCAAGAGCAGCTGCAGCCGGCACAGCCGCTTTCTTAATTGCAAACTGGGCTTTTTCACCTGCAGTTTCTAGTTGCTTAAATTGCTTGATTGCTTTAGAAACGCCTTTGCCGTCAAACTCTGAAATGATTGGAATAGACAGCATTACATTGACCTGCTCACTGTGCGCGCCGTATCCAAAATCATCTTTTCCATTTGCTTTTCAATGCCTCGCCTAGCCCTGTAAACGGCTGGCCCAATAAAACGTGTGCGACCAGCGCCAACAAAACCTAATTGGTTGCCAAGTTTGTTTGCGTTAGCACGACCAGCGGTCTCAAAGATCGCTGCCGCTGGGTCTTTTTGCTCAATCAGGATTACGCCTACCGCGTTGCGCCGGGTGTCAATGCGTAGGCGCACACCGCTTTTGGCTTTGGCAACTGTAAACGGGAATACTTTACGGCCTCGACTATCCCACTTGTATTGCATACCAGACAACGGCAACTCTGTGTACTTGTCTTTTGCCGCGTCAATTGCTGGTTTTGCAATCTCGTTGGCTTGTGCCCTGAAGTCTTTTTGCAGTTGTGGGTCAATGTTTTTGAGCGCGTTAATAGTTTCTTTTACGCCTACCACTTGGATTGTTGTAGTTGCCGACATTGTTACCGCTTTCCCTGCTCGTTAATAACTGTAATCACTGTAAGCAAGTCGCGCGTGCCAAACGGTATTTGTTGTTCAGGCCAGAAACCTGTTGCGGCACAAACTTCGGCTAGTTGCCGTCGATAAGTGCCGCGTCCGTAGGGTTTGGGTTAGTCACATCTGCTTCTGGTAAAACATCCATTTCGGGGTTTTCTTTTAGCCAGTCCATAAAGTCATCGGGCAGTTTTTCGCCTTTGACCTTTAGCAATGTGTATGCCCAAAATGACCAGTCTCGAAACCCAGAGTTTTGTGCGTCTAATGGTTTCTTGTTAAATTTTTCTTCCCATAACGCAATGCTGAACAACGTGGTGTACAGATACTCTGGCTCTGCATTGGT